GGGTTTCCTTCTTCGTCTTGTTCTACTCCTAAAGCCTCGATTTTGTCGATTGCTTGTTCTTTTGAATTGAAGGCATATTTGCCTATGTGTATTGCCATAATATATTTATTAAAAATCTGTTGTTGAATCGTAAACTTTTATATATTGAATATTTCCCTCGAATAGGTTTGAACCTGCACCTCCGTCAAGTCTTACTTGGTCAAGTCCGAACATAGTAAAGGTGTCTGTTTCGCTTAGTGCAATAGTTGTATTATTTACCTTTACTTGAATATCTCCGCTTTTCCATTTTATCTTGAAAGTTGTCATATCTGTTTGAGGAAAAGAACCTGTCAAAGTTTTAAAGTCAGTAGTACCTCCATTAAGAACTTGTTGTCCGTTTGCCTTCATAAAAAGAGTCATACTATTTGCCCCTGTACCATAAATAAGAGCAATTCTGTTGTCTGATGTTCCGTCTGATATTCCTAATCTTACATCACTACCTCCGTTAAACAAAGCCTTCGCTTTTATCTCTAAAACACCCTCTGATGAATTTATGTAAGAAGATAAATCTCCCGAAATTACTCCTGTATCTGCTGAACGTGTAGTTGTACCACTCGATAAGTTTGGAATATAAGACGATGCTTGACTATTTATCTCTATTTGACCTCCCCAAACCGAAAATTCTGTAAAGGTATCCTCGTAAGAATAAATAACGAAATTAGAATTACCACCACCTCCGACAGGTATAGTCATATTTTCTATTATAATCCTGTACCAACCATTACCTGCATTTATTACTTTAGCCGTTGCAAACGAAGATACATCGTTTGATATTATTGAGCCATTTGATAAATCAATAACTATATATTTAATTGGGTTAGTTGGAGTAGTCGAATAAAAATATGTTGTAACACCAAACCTTATCTTAGAACTTCCTGAGATGTGTTTTACGTATGCAGAACAAGAATAGGTGCTTTCAGCCACAGTAGTAATACCTTGCGTGTAAACACCATCATATTGACTTGATACAGAAACAACATCAGCAGTTATATTCCCATCAGGAGAAATTTCTATATCTGACCTTACTAAAACTGATGAAGTGTCAGGGGTTTTACCCCAAGAATATATCTGCTCTGAATACCCACACAGGTTCACGCTTGAGCCTTCCAATAACAAAGTAGGACAAGACCCATCTGTGTAGTCTAATCTTGGAACGTTTGTTGCCATAGACTCAATAAGACCGTCAGAGTTAATCCTTGTCGCTGATGAACCTCTAACAAAATCAAGGTCTGCATTCGCAGCATTAGGTAAAACTCCGTATGCAGTTCCTGCCTTATATCCACTCGGTACGTATAAATATTTTAATGCCATATTTTATGATGTTAGTGCAGCTAATTCTGCATCTGATAATACTTCTTTGAATACTACTACTGATTTTACTAATCCATCCATATGTTGAGAGCCATTTCCTTGGTCAAAAGCCAACTCACTTAAAGCAGCGTTAAATGTAAATGTGCTTGTTGATGTCGCCACCTCTGTTCCGTTTATCCATAAAGCAATATCTCCCGACTTGTATTTTATTGCAATCTTATTGAATGCAGTTTGGTCTGTAACTGTTGCGTTTACAGTTGTTACTAAGGCTGATGCTTGAATCCACCCTGTTATAGTATTAGATGCAGAACCTAAAAATATAACAACCCTATTCGCTGCTGAATTCGATGCTGATAAAGCTATTCCACGAGTTCTTCCTGTTTGGTTTGCTATTGCTGCTGCCTCAACATAAAAAACACCTTCCGTTGCTCCTATTAAAGAAGTATCTCCTCCGTTGTAGTAGTTATCTCTTGCTCTTGTAGCTGAACCCGAAGTTGTAGGGATGTAACTTGTTATCCTACCTGTTCCACCAACTACAAGACCATACTCTCCTTGCGCACCCCATATATCAAAATAATGTCCATATTGAGGGTCAATGTATATTTGAATACCCCCATATTGAGGAGCAGCGTACGAAATTCTTTGCCACTCATTTCCAACGGCAACCGAGTTTCCTGTTCCACTACCTTGAGATCCACTACCAATCCATACGTTTCCTGTACTTCCTGCTCCCGATGTTCTTTTAATCCAAATAGACACTCCTGTCCCTTGACCCGATGGGGTGTTGGCAAAGGATGCAAATAACCCATCTCCCGGCGCAGGCGCTCTTGTAATATTGTAAACAGTCTGACTTACCCCTCTTGGATTTGTTTTTGTTGATGAAGTTATCGAAACAGCATCTTTTGTCCAAAGAGCATTTGAGAAGTCCTCGCTATATCGTACTTGATTTGTTGTACCTATTTCTGACAAGATAGCACCACTACCTTTTGAATAGTCTATTCTTGGAATATCTGTTGTGTTATCAACTACTAATCCGTTTTCGTTTACTCTTGTCGATGTGCCGTTTTTAACAAGTGTCATATCTCCAAAAGGAGATTCACTCGGCTTTACGTTATGAATAGCATCCCTACTATATCCTGTCGGTGTTAATACGATACTCGCTTTTTCTAATAAGTTTGCCATTATAAGTCAATGTTTTCAAGGTTAGTAAGCAAGGTTGTCGTTGCTGCTGCATTCTCGTAATATGTAGAACGTGCTTCGAGTATAGATAACAAAGAAGGAACTACTGAAGTTTCTGCAATGTCGCTATAAGACTTTCCCCAATTTATAGTATTACTTGTAACCCCAACACCCCAATTAGTGCTTTCGTATATTTTTCCCCAATTGATTGAGTTTGCCATCTTGTACTTTTTTTAAAAACAATTTAAGTCGCTGAACGTTTTTTTGTTTCTGTTTATATTTTCCTCTTTTTTCTGTCATAGTTATATTACAATACCCATCCACCGAAATTACCATCTCCACTTGGAGAAACATCCTCGTTTGAGTTGCTTAAATATTCGGGGAATAGTGTTGTATTGAAACAAATGTAATCAATGAATCTGCGTGTGTAATTCTGTGCAGTTGCTCTTGCTTTTTCAATTAAGAAATCAACCTCATCTTTGTTTACCGTTTCGCTTGTTTCTGACGTATGTTTGTAAACCCCTCCATTTGCGACTGTGTAAGCAGCAAAAGGATAGTATTCAACCAATGCCCAATAAATAAGCATAGGCTTTACGTATTTAATCAATAGGTTTTTGTAGTTTGCATTCTCTACATCGTCGATTGTGTTGGCTTCAATTTTGCCTTGAATAGCTACAAGTAAGTCAGTTCCCAAATATTGTTGGATGTGTATGTCTTGAGCAATCTTTAAGTATTGTACAAACTTATCAACGTCTACCGAACCCGATACAACGCTATTTCTTTTGATGTCTGTTGTCGTAATTAGTAAAACCTCTGCCATTATTTGAATCTTTTATTTGTTGGTAAAAAGCCATTGTAAGGCATATCCTTCGGCTTCATTGCAACCTCTTTAGGGTTTCTTACTCTGTAACCTTCTTTTTCTGCTTTGTTTGTTGATACTTTTGGCGCGTTTGGATTCTTTACATCAATGCTTTGTTTGCTTCTGTACGTCTTACGCATCCACTTGTGATGACAATCTCCTCCGCCTTTGTATTTAAAGATGTCGTAAGTATCAGAATCTCCTTTTGGACCCCATCCTTTATTTACAGTTCTTTCACTCATTTGTTCAATATCCTCTTTTCGATATATCTTATTTGCAGATACCATTTTCTTGCAAAACTCTCTACTGTTTGCGCCTACTCTTTGTGGCCCGTAAGAATAGCGAACTTTGTATTGAACGTCTCTAATTTCTTTATCTTGACTGCTCTTTGCGTTTGGTCTTGCAGTTCCTGTGCTTACAAAATTGTAAATCTTAGAAAGTAGGGATTTTTTAGGGTTGTTTAAAGCATTGATTTCTGCGTCAAGTTGTTCCTCTGCATCATAGTCTACTTCCATTTCATCAATCAATTCCCACTCATCCAAGTTTTCTTCCTCTCCCAAGTCAGCCAAAAGGTCGTCAGTACTCATTTTAACACCCGTTTCCTCCTCTTTTGTTTCTTCGTCAAGTACATTGTCCACTTCTGTAAATTCAAGCGGTTGTATCGTCTTAAAATAGGTGTTTAAGGAAATGCTATTTACTGCGAGTATCTCGTCAATCACATCAAGTAGTTCCTCTTGGAATGTTCTAATCCTGTGCTTACAAAATTGTAAATCTTAGATAATAGGGATTTTTTAGGATTGTTTAAAGCGTTGATTTCTGCGTCAAGTTGTTCCTCTGCATCATAGTCTACTTCCATTTCATCAATCAATTCCCATTCATCCAAGTTTTCTTCCTCTCCTAAGTCAGCCAAAAGGTCGTCAGTACTCATTTTAACACCTGTTTCCTCCTCTTTTGTTTCTTCGTCGAGTACATTGTCCACTTCTGTAAATTCAAGCGGTTGTATCGTCTTAAAATAGGTGTTTAAAGAAATGCTATTTACTGCAAGTATCTCGTCAATCACATCAAGTAGTTCCTCTTGGAATGTTCTGATTACTAAATTGTCGTAAAGTAAAGATGCGGTTTTGATTTCGTCGGCATTGTTTCCAAGTCCGTTGTTTCCCGTTCTTATTCCCAAAAGCATCGGGGATGTAACTTTATGCCCTACAATCAATTTTTCTTGGCATTCTCTTGAAAGGTATTCGTAGTGTTGTGGCGCATCGTTTAAAGGCAAATCTTCTACCGTTGTTGCACCCTCTTTGTTGTTGTTAAATGCAACTATAACTTTTTCCCCTCTTGCGCCTGTGAGTTTGTTCATCACATCTCGCTTGATTTCTCTGCGTTTTTCTTCGTCGGGAACTCCGTTGTTAAAGTTGATTACTTTCGTACCACTAAAACCGTTCAAAGTGTCGTTGATTAAGTAGTCTGCAATTTCTTCTTCAAGTACCGCATAAGGCAAAGCACCTTGATAATCTACGGGAGGATAATAAGAATAACCCGCAACGTATGGCGCAACTACAAATATCTCATTCTCTTTTCCGTTACCAAAGCCAAAAGCGGGAATACGTAAAGGCTTGTCCGATGCTTTAAATTCTGCCCAATTTGGATGGTAGTACCACGCTTCAATCTCTCCGTCGTCGTTGCACTTTTCAGCACGTAGAGTGTTCATAGGGAAGTGTAAGGCTTTGTTTACTTGTCCACCTTTGTAGTTGATTTGGAAAGCACCCATCCCCAAAAGTTTCCTATCCATTATAACACCACGTAAAGCGTCTTTTGAAAAGATAGTT